TCACGGACCCAGCGGCGCACCGCGCTGGATGCGCCGCTCGAGTCGGTCGAGCTGGCCCGCGAGCTGAACGATGAGGTCACTCAACGCACCGGCGTCTCGAACGTCTGCCAAGGGAATCGGGGCGATCGAAGGCGCCTCTGCAATGCGCGATGGGTCTCGAGGGCAGAAACTTTCTTGCTCCTCTAGCACCGTGCCCGACGCGTGGGTTAGTAAGTAGGGGGCCACGGTCGAATGCACGCGGTCGCGGACAATGTTCACCTGCTCTCCACGCCGCTGCGGCGTTTTTGCGAGTGCCGTAAACTGCGTCCCTCTGGGATAACTGCCTCCGCCAGCAGAAGCCTTGTTGTTCAGCACGGTGGCAACCCATGCGGCGCGCGTGTCTCGCTTTGCCGCCACGATAGCCCGCGCTTCCTCTCTTCCCACCCGCGCCGGCGTCGCTGGTGATTGCCACTGCTGGCACCACCGAAGTTGCTCGACTGTGAGCGCGGCGATCTCGCTGAGCGTCCAATGGTGGGCCAGAACCAGGCCACGCACTTCGCCAGTCCAGTCGACTAGCCCGAAGTTGCCGCCTCGCTCTGGCCCTGCCGGTTTCCCCAGGGAATCCGCAGCGCTCGCTCGGCTTTCGTTTGTAGATCGCCCCACTGATTCGCCGGCAACGCGTCGAGCAGTCCAAGGAATTCGTCGTGGTCCGTGCCTGGCTCGAGTTCTCGAATGCTCTGCCAGAGCGCTTCGGCCAAGCCCGCACGCGTCGCCAAATAAGCTTCGAGTTCTCCCGTTTCGATGCGTGGCGGTCGGGCGAGTGAATCGTATGCCCGCGTAAGCACGATCTCCTGCTGTCGGTCGTCGAGACCGGCCAGCAGCTCGGCCAATTGGGCCGCGAGATTCACTCGCGCTGCTAAAACCTGCCGTTCGAGGGCCGCCAGATGTCGCACGCGCAGCGGCCCGACCTGAAAGGTGCGGTCGCCGATGCGGACTGCGATCGGGCTCTCATCCAAAGCCACGCTCATCCTCGGTTCTCCGTAGATCTTTCGCCCAATCACCAGTTTGGCAGCGGTTACGCGTAAGTCGGCTTGGTGATGGGCCCGGTACTGCTGAACTCCGCAACGCCGCCGATCACGTCGCCGTCGTTGATGTCGACCTCCCAGGCCAGCGAATCGATGATCGCCGGCACGGTGTAGAACCGCGTGGCGTCGAGGTGCAGCAGCAACGTCACGGCGTCTCCTTCGTCGAAGTCGTCGGTGATCGGGTCGGCCAGATCGAGCTTGAACCGCACCGTGCCGCTCGCGTCGCGCACGCCTTCGCGGCGCGTCTTCCAACCTTGCGTCGCGCTGCTGGCGTAGGCGGGGTTGCCGGCCTTGGTCGTGAGCTGCCAGAGCGTAATGTCGGCGAGCGTCGTCGAGCCGATCTTGATCCGCCCGTTCTTACCGCTAATCGTGGCCATCGCAGGCTCCTCGCTGTTCTTTTAGGTTCATTCATGAGCAGAGAAGACGAACCGCCGAGGCGCGGAGACGCCGAGGACGAACATGCAGATAGCGACCGCAAAGGCGCGAAGGACGCTAAGCTTCCCATGGCTTTGGGGGACGAAGCGACGGCCTACAGGAAATCTGATGGTCATTCCCTTTGCGTCCTTCGCGCCTTCGCGGTTCCCTTATCTTTCTTTCTCGGCGTCTCCGCGTCTCGGCGGTTGGTTATTGCCGTTACACGCTCGTGCCAGCGATGACGAGTCGGTAGCTGACGGCGGCCGCGCCAGGGTTGTACACACGAAGCACGTCGGCGCTCGAGTTCGTCACGGTCCAGCCCGTCTTGCGGTTGGTCAGCAGCACGCAGGAGTCGGCCGGCGCCTTGACGTGGTCGGTTGCGCTGTTGAACGGCGCGAACCAGGGGTTGCTCGCCGCGCCGCGCAACTGCAACACATCGCTGGCGACAGTCGACAGGTTGACCAGTAGCACGGCCTTCACCTTGGCCAAGCTGAGCGTAAGCGTGCCTCCGAACAGCGCGGTCGACAGGCTCGTGAGGTCCCAGTCGTCCGAGGCGCCGGCCGCCAGCGTGCGTTCCTGATGCCAGAGCTTGTCCGCCTGGTCGGTCCCGGTGCCATCCTCGAAGGTGCGGCTGTACTCGAGCTTGGAACTGTCGGAGACGGTGGCCAGCGGGCCTTCCTCCTGAAACAGCCAAGCCAAGGTGCAGCGGAGATCGATCGCAAGCGTGTCGGCCATAGCGGCGGCTCCTCGAACGGTTAGACAATCAATGATTCGCGGACACCTACAACCGCGGCGGATCGCGCGACACCCGCACGCGCCATTCGAGCGTGGCCTGCCACAGCCCCTGATCGGCGGGCCCGTGCTCTTGCGAGGCCACGCGCATGTCTTGAATCGCGCCCCCCGGCAACTCGCAGCCAAAGCCTGTGAAGCGAACACGGGCCGCCTCGGCGATGGCGAGCGCGGTCTCGAGCGACTCGGCGACCATCCGCATGCGCAGGACCTCGAGCGAGAGCCCCCGGCGGCTGCTGGTCCGTACTTGAGCGGCGTCGGCCGACCGCTCGATCGCCACATAGGGCGCCGTGCGCGGCGCGCCGTCGGCCGGAGGCGGCGGCACGTTGCCGGCAAACACGCGCTCGCTCGGCGCGAGCGCCGCCAGCGGACGGTGCCCGCCCCAGGCATCAAGAATCGCGCGTTCAATGCTCACGACACCGCCTCGCTGTTGACAAGCCAACTCCAATACGACGCTCGCTAGCCCGCTCGTGTGGCGAGCGCACGAACCTGTAGAACGGGCAGTTGGTCGATGCGGTCTTGTTGCGAGACGCTCACGATCTCGAACAGGCGACCGTCGGGACCGACCACGCGGTGGTTTGCCAGTTCCTCGAGTGGGCTCTCGAGCTCGGCGAGCACGGTGTGCGTGGCCTGCGTCGCGCTGCGTCCGCTTTCTACTCCGACAACCGACTCGCTAGGTTGAATGCGGGCAGCGATGCCTGCCTGCCAATTGCTCCAAGCCGCCCGCGGTGCGCCTGCCGCATCCTTGGTCCAGGTTGCCCGCTGGATCGTGACATAGGCGTCGAGCCCCATTGCGATGCGCAAGCAGCGACAGTGGCAACGCCAGCGATGGTCGTGCGCCATCTGATCGACGGCGAGCACGGTCCACCGCAGCCCCTGGCCGTCGATGATGCGCGTCCCGAGCGGCGGCGCCGCCGGCAACTCATCGCGATGCAGATGCCAATGCACGTCCCCCGCTACATACTGGCCGCCACTCGGCGCCGCTTCGCCCACCAGCACGGCCCGGCGTTTGGCCCGCGCGATCAGGCGTTGCTCGGCCGAGAGCGGCCATGTCACGCGCACCGGCTCGAGGCCGTCGACGACCTGCAAGAAGTCGGCGCCTGGGGTGAATGTCTTGCCCATCGTAAGTCCTCACGCAGCAACCGTCAGTCGTCAATACAGACAGGCTGGAAGCCTGTCCCACGAATAATCCACAGGCTAGAAGCCATGTGCTTCGAAGAACCCACAGGCTGGATGCCGGATTCACGAAGAATCCACAGGCTGGAAGCCTGTGCCACTCAGGAATTTGGGACTGGCTTCCAGTCCCGCTCGTGGCACAGGCTTCCAGCCTGTGCAGCCGCCGCCTAGGTGCAGCCCCGGGTATGAAACTCAAACGGCTCCTGCCCCGCCAGCTGCGCGTTGATCGACTCGAGCTGCCGCATGTAGCGTTCGAACAGATCGGCCCAGTCGTAGCTCTCGCCGTCGAGCGAGTAGTTCGGCTTCGGACTGGCGGTCATCTCCGCCAGCCGCGCTAAGAGATTGGTGCGAATCGTTCGCAACTGTTCCAGGTCGCTTGGTTGCTCTTCGGCCATGCTGCTCACCTCTCTCGGCTAAGCGATCTGAGTCCACAGCCTGTTACTTACACCGTTCGCAAGCGAAATCGCTGCACGAGCGACGTGCCCGCCCGCGGCACGATCTCGAACTCGATGCGATAGAACCGCCCCGCCATGGGCAGGAGCGGCGCGGAGTCTGCCGTGGCTTGCCAGCGGAAGTTGTAGCCGTGTTGGTCGGTCTCATCCCACGCGGCATCCCGCACTAAGCTCGACCGCAAAACCTCGGCCGGCGCGAGTTCGACGCGGCTGTGCTCCTCGAGCGCAGCGGCCTGGGCCGGATCGCGCGGCTCGAGCTGGTAAACGGTGTAGCGCACCGTGTCGATCGTGAGCGGGTCCAGCGGAGCGCCGGTCTCCGAGTACTCGATGCGTGCCAAAAAGAGCGGTCGAGCTCCGGCCAGGGCCATGGCTTGCACTTCCGGCCCGGCGCCCGCAAGCGGTCGTCCGACCGGCAGGCCGGTGTCGAGCACACGCGCGGCGCTCGTCACGAGCGGCCCACGGTTCTCATGTCGCCAGAGTTGCCAGCCGCTTTCAGCCTCATGCACGTCCCCTGCCGCCACCGGCTCCGGCATCGCCTGCGAGCTGCGGGTCAGATAACCCTTGATGCCGCCGTCGACACGATCTTCGACGAACGCGAACAAAGGCTCGCTGTGCGCCCAGTCGTTCACATTGAGACGCGCCTCCGGCATCGTCAGGCGGGCACGCAGCGTGTGGCGCGGGTCGCTGAACTCAATTTGCTGCGCCTTCGTGAATCCGTGCTGCGAACCATCGGACTCTGTGAGCGGACCAACCTGCAGTTCGCCCAGGCGAGCGAACTGAAATCCGCTCCGCGTGCCGATCTGCCAGGTCGGGCGTTCCCCCGTGTGCAGCATCCCGTGGTACGCCGCGCGGCACGTGCCCGAGGTCAGCCAGCGCACGCGATGCCGGCAGATCAAGCCTGCATATTGCCCTGCTTGGGCCTCGTAAACCGCCACTTTCTCGGCCACCGGCGCGTTGCTCAGCGAAGGGTGGGTGAGCATTGAGCGGCGATCGAGCCGCACGCGCGCCCCGCGAACGTAAGTTCCTGGCAGCAAACTGGCCGACGCCCCGTCGACGCTCCACTCCCAACTCTGCGGCGTCTCGTTGCCATGCACCTCGCCCAGGAACGGGTAGTTCGAAAAGCCGGTGGGCGAAAACTCGATCGCACTGGCGAAGGACGAATAGCCGCCTGCTGCGCGGAAGTTGCTCACCTCGCGTACATACGCGAACGATTGGCTCGCACCAAGGGGCGTCAAATGCGGCTGGCCCCCTGCGAAGCCGACCACATAGCACCGTTTGCCGGTCGCCCCTCCCGCCCGCGCAGTCCCGCGCACACGGATCAAGATCGTGTGCGCTTGGTCCGGCAAGTCTTCCGCCAGCGGCGCACTTTCGTCGAAGTTCGAGCCTCCTGTGAGATCGTAGAACTCGAGATACCGCAGCCCAAGGTCTGCCTGTGCGAAGTAGCCCAGCGTTCCACCCGAAGTGTAGGAGCCGCTGAAGGTCGAGCTTTGCAGGTCGAGCGTGTTCGCGTCGACCACCGTGATCGTGAACGTGCCATTGGCGCCCGACACGCCGACCACGCCCTCCACGATGATCGTGGCGCCGGTCGCCAGGCCATGCGCCGCGGAGGTAACTCGGCAAAGCCCCGATCCGTTGTCCGCCACGCTCGAGACCGCCTGGAAATCGCCGGCGATCACCGCCGGCAGCCGATGGGCCGCCGTGGCATCGCCATCGATCGAGACGATGCCGAATCCGCCGTTCACGTTCGTATAGGCGCGGACGAACAGAGTGTGGCCCGAGACGGTCGCGGCGATCGTGTCTCCCGCCGTGTTGCTGAACGCAGCCGTGCCGGGCCCGGCGATTGCGCCGTGCGCGGTCGTCGTCCAGGTGCCCGACTTCGAAACGCCGGCATCGTTGTGCCAGGTGTTCCGCGCCACCAGCCCCTCGCGCAGCCGGCCCATGTGCAAGACGCCGCCCACGTACTCGCGAAACGCGTAGATCGCGTAGCGCAGCGTGCCGGCCTCGTTGGCAAACGGCACGCAGACCTCGTACTCGTTGGCGCGAGCGCCCACCGTGGCGAAGTTTCGCCACAGGTAGATGTCGGCCAACCGCGGCATGTCTTGCACTCGCTCCACCAAGGTTCACCCCTTGAAGTCAAACGCTGCGAAACTTAGCCTCGCCACAGGTGCCAGCCTGTCTCGCTGGCATGTACGTTGCTCACGGCAACTGCCTCGGCGCCGCTCGCGCTCCGCGCGAAATACGCCTTATCCACCTTGTCGCTCCGGTCCTGCACGAACGCCTGCGAGGTCGGATCGGACCAGCCATTCACGTTCTTGCTCGGGTCCGGCATCGTCACGCGCACCCGCAAGCGATGGGCGCTCGAGTGGAAGAACTCGACACGCGTCGCCTGGCTACCCGCGAGTTGCGAGTCGTTGTCCGCAGCCAGACTGTTGATCAGCGTCTCTCCCACGAGCGCGCGGTTAAAGTTGACCTGCCGCAGCGTACTGGTGGTGCGTGGGTGTTCGGCAAGCGGCAGCATGCCGTGGTACCCGCTCCGCACCGTGCCGGCGTTCGACCAGGTGATCGTTTGCTCGCAGCGTAGTGCGTCGGGCTGGCCCGCGGCCGCTTGGTACTCAGCGACCTTGGTGGCCACCGTGCCGCCGGTCGAGGGATGGCTCAGCGTCGACGTGCGTTCGAGGCGCAGCACGCTGCCTGCCAATAGCTCGCCGGCCGCAGGCGTCACCGTTGCCCCATCCACCTTCCAAGCGAGCGACACCGCGGCCTCGTTGCCGTGAATTTCGCCCAGAAACTGATAGTTGCTAAAACCTGTCGGCGTGTAGTCGATCGCCGACACGATGGCCGAGTAGCCGTTGCTCGCCCGATAGTTCACGACATCGCGCAGATAGCCCATGCTGGCGCTGGTGTCGGTGAGCCGCTGACCGGCCGAGGCCGCCGCGAAGCCCACCAGGTAGCAGCGCCTGCCGCTGGCGCCGCCGGCCTGCGCGGTGCCGGTCGCCCGGACGGTGATCGTATGCGCCGTATCAGCCAGCCCCTCAACCAGCGGAAAATGCTCGTCGAATGCCGAGATGGCGATCGAATAGGTATTGAGAATGCGCCGCCCGAGATCGGCCTGGGCAAAGTAGCCGGCAGTGCCCCCCGAGGTGTACGTGCCGCCGAACGTCGAGCCGTCGCAGTCGAAGGTATTCGCGTCCACCGAGGTGATCGTATGCCGCAGGTTGTTGAGCCCGGTGACGCCGCCGGCGTTTTCGACGAGCACGGTAGCGCCCGTGGCAAAGCCATGTCCCGTGCAAGTCACCCGGCATACTCCGCCCGGCCCGGAGACCACGTTCGTGATCGCCTTGAAGTCGCCGCTCGCCACCTCAGGCAGCCAAGTGGCGGCCGCATAGTCGCCGTCGATCGCCACCAGGCCGAAGCCGCCATTGATGTTGGTGTAACCCCGGATCAGCAAGGTGTGGCCGGTCACAGTCGCCTGAATCGTGTCGCCCGCGGTCACACTGTAGGCGGCCGTGCCTGGACCGGGGATTGCCGTGGCGTTGCTGGTCGAGGTCCAGGTGCCGGTCTTGGTCACCGTGCCGTCATTGTGCCACTTGTTGACGACCACGACCCCCTCCTTGATCCGGCCCAGATGCATCACGCCGCCCGTGAAGGGCCCGAACGTATACACTCCGTATCGCGCCGAACCAAGCTCCGCGCCGAACGGCACGTACATTTCGTATTCGCCCGCCCGCGCGCCGCTCGAAGCGAAGTTCCGCCACAGGTAAGACGGCTCGAGCGCCAGGCCGCCGCCGTGGATCGAAGCGTCGCGCCGCTGTTGTCTGCGCATCAGAGCACCACGAAGTACACGGTCTGTCCCGACGCCGATCCACGCAAATACACCTTGCTGGGATCATCGAGCGGCAAGAACAGCCGCGCGCCCGGCGCCAGCGGGAAGCCGTCGGTGGCGTCGGCCGAGCCCGCGGTGACATCGGCATTGCCGACGTAGACCGTGCCGGAGTTCGTCGAGGCCGCGATCAGTTCGATCCCCTTGGCGGCATGCACCGGCGTAGCCACGAGCTGCACCGCCGACACTCCCACGCTGCTCTTGCGGCCATGATCGAAGCTGGCCACCGTCTCATCGCCCAGTCGCGTCATTACAATCTCCTCGCCATACCAAACGAGAACCCTGCCCAACCCCGGCACACAAACGACAGACCGGTCACAGGTCATGCACGAGCTTCTTCACCGCAGAGGACACAGAGGACGCAGAGAGGAGGACAAACTCTTCATGTTGATGAAACACTCTTGGAAATGATCATCGACACCCCGCATCGGCCGGCCGGCATCCCCAAAGCCTTCTCCCCTCTGTGTCCTCCGCGTCCTCCGCGGTAAAAATCGTCCGTTCCTCTCCGCGCCTCCACGGTTCGTCTCTCCGCCCAACTAGCCCGTGCTCTTCACCACATACCGCGGGTTGAGCACCGCGGCCGCGCCGCGTTCGCTGGCCTTGAAGCGGATCACGATGTCGTGGCTGAAGTCGGCCTCGCTGTTCTGCGGCGCCTGGGTAACGGTGATCGGCCAGTTCTCCATGTAGGCGAAGGCTTTCTTGAAATCGCCCAAGAACCACCATTTCTTGGCCGTGTCGGCCGCCACGCCACTGGCCACCACGCGGCGATACGCCAAACGGCTCTCATACACGGCGTAGTTCCCGAGCGGATTGGCGGCCACGGTCGTCGTGGCCGCGCTCGTGCCGGTGTAGCGAATTTCCGGCGCGTTGAAGATGCGGTGCGCGGCGTGGCGATAAGCCGGCATCACCAGCACGGTGTTCGCCTTCACGAGCACCGGATCGCCCGTGTTCGGATCGAGAATCTCGGCCAGCAACTGCTCGGCGCCGTCGACATCGGTCCAGTCGATCAGCTCGTTGCTCGCCTTGACGTTGACCCAAGGCGTGCTCGCCTGATAGGTGTTGTGCGAAGCGCCACGCCACTTGTAGTTGTTGACGAGGCCGAGCGCCAGATCGAGCAACCGCTTTTCTTTGTTCAAGCCCAGGATCTCTCCGACCTCGGCCGCTCGCGTGAGCACCAGGTGCGTGCGGTCGAAGAAGATGGCCTCGCGCGTCACCGGCACGATGAAGCCGCGCTTCGTCGTAGCCGGCGTCTCGATGTAGTCCTCGCCAAAGCCCAGGTTCGGGTAGGGCATGCCGGGCGCCACATCGAGCGCGGCGTCGGCCACGCGGCTGATGCCGGGAATCTTTTCGCCGTCGAGCCGCGTCGGCACGGTCTCCACCAGCTTCGACATCACGAAAGCCTCTTGCTCGTAGGCCTCCATGATCTTGGAGTACACGAGCTGGCTCGTAATGTTCGAGAAGGCGGTCGTGTCGACCCCGTCGAACGATTCGAGCAGCGTGACGCCGCCGGCGCTCCGCGGATCGAGCAGCCGCACCCACTCCCGCCCATCCGGCACGAGCGCCTCGGCCAGCTCCCGCAGACTAAAGTCGCCCGTCGTCAGCGTGCGCTCCCGCAGGGCCTCGCTCAAATGCTCCACGGTCCGCTCGGCGCCATCCAACTCATACCGCCGCTGCAACTCCCGATACTTGATCGCTCGCACGTGGGTAGCCCTCGATAAGTGTTGTGCGTTTGTTTCACCACGGAGGCACGGAGACACGGAGAAGAGAAAGACAGGGGGAGATCATGTTCTGCAATCGCATCTCATGCTCGCGTACGAAGTCCGTCTTGTCGTCAGAGCGTTCTTCTCTGGCCTCTCCGTGCCTCCGTGTCTCCGTGGTGCAATATCGCCGGCGCCGCCTAAGCCACCGCGTGCGGTCCGTCGCGCAGGACCGTGCTGCTGATTTCGATGAGCACCTTCACGTCGGCCGGGTTAACGCGGCGAGCGACGCGGCCGATCGCTAGTTGGGGCGAACCTGCCGCGACGGCGATTACCTGCTGGCTCTCGAGCGCGGTGCCGCCGGCGTTGTCGTCGAGGCCGATCCGCGTGCCGAGCTCCAGCGTAGCGCTCGCGCAGTTCATTTCGAACACGCCGCCGGTGGCGATGCGGATCGCCTGCGTGTCGCCATTGCGGCTGCGCTGCATGGCCACGCCCACGAAGGCGTCGTGGAATACTTCCTGCGCCGCCGCCAGGTTGGCCGGGCCGCCGCCGCCAATGTTGTTGATCGCTCCCGCCGGCTTGGCGTCATCCGTGTCGAGATACACGAGATCCCCCACCTCGATGACCGTCGCCGAGTCGACCGGCAAAGTCACCGGACAGGTATCGCCGTAACGCCAGCGCATCGTATCAGCCATGAATCGCTCCTTGGTCTGTAGGTCTTCTCACCTGGCGAGCGGGGGACGAAAGTCCCCCGAGGGAGAGCTTCGCACCGTGCAAACACGGTGGCGCGCTCTAGGTCAGCCAAATCCAGTGTCCGCCTAGCGAGGCCGACTAATGCAATTCACGAATTGCCGCGCGTTCGTAGCCTCGAGCAGCGGCGCGGCCACCAGCCGCTGTTCCCGCGAGACGGGGCGGCGAGCGCTCTGCCGGGTTTCCCACCACGCGGCCACGGCCTCCCACAGCTGGCCACGCTCCTCCACAAGCCGCTCGGCATCGCCGCGCGTTTCGGCCTTCGCCAGTTGCTCGCGCAGGACCGTGTCCCACAGCAACTGCGCCAGGGGATTTGGATCGTCGAGCGCCGGCAACCCACGCTGCCGCGCGAGCTCATTCGCTCGCTTGTGGTGCTGCTGCAAGCGGGCAGACTGCCGCAGTTCCTCCACCGTGTGCTGCAGACGCGTCACTTCGTCGAGAACCTGTGGCTCGCCATCAACCCCGGCCGCCTCTTCAGCATCTGCAGCAGGAGCGGCCTCACTGTTCGCGGATTCGAACAGCCCGCTGGTGGTCGCCGGGTCAGCCACCAGATCAACGCTGCGCACCTTCAGGATCGCCTCGACGACGATGCTCCCTTCGCGCTGAGCGGTGCGCGCTTCGACATTGTGCGACAGCCCCACGTTTTCCGGAGCATGCTCGGCGTCCCAAGCAAGCTGCTCGGCAAGCGCATGCTTGGGGTTGTATTGCAGGTCGGCGAACAAGCCTTCGCCTGGCTGGAAGCGGACCTCGCGGATCGAGCCCAGCCGATCCTGATAGTCGCGCGGCGCAGCCCCGCCAGGCCGCGGATGATTTACGTTGACCTTCGCCCCCTCGTAGAGCGGCGCCGCCGCGGCCAGGGCCTCAGGCGAATAGCGGCGGCCGTTGCGCGACTCGAGCCCCAGAATCTTCACACCATGGATGACGCTCCGCGGCCGGTCGAGCCGCAACGCCAACCCGCGCGAAGACGCGTATTCCTGCAACCACTCGTCGGCCATAACTGCCCCCGCGTGCGTCCGAGTTGCCTGTCGTCCCCTCGTCTGCGGGCATTATGGGAGGGGCGAGGTCTTCGTTCCACGCGGTGTTTCGGGCCAAGATTGCGAATTCAATCGCCAGCGTCGCGCGACACGAGCGCCATCAGCTCCGGCCCCTTCATGTCTTCCGAGAGCGATCTCACCGAGTTGTCCGCCATGACGACGAAGGCGACGCCTGGGTGGAAGGAAAAGAAACCGTCATAGTTGCTGTAGTTCACGCAACCGCGCGGGGCTGGCCGGCCGTGTCCCGCGTTCCAAAAATGGAACTCGGTGCTCACGCCCCATGTGCCACTGTGATGGTCGTTGATGAGTTCCGGTGAAGTGTCCCAAGATCGCCGAAGCTCCCGTTCATTGTAGAGGTCCGGCCGCCCGCACGCTTCATAGATCAGAATCGTGTTGCTGAGGCCATCCGAGATTTCGTCGAAGCGAACCTTGCGGGCGATTCTGTTCCAAGGCGGAGGGGTGTGGCGAAGCGGTTCGCCCCAAGGACCATGCGAATACTGATCCATCGATAGGTCCGTCTCGCCTGGCAGCGCAGCACGGGCGATCATTCCCACTGCCGGGAGAAAGTCGGTGGCCGCTCCGGCAAGCGCGGACGAATTGTCGGTCTTCCCGAGCGGCACCAACCCCTCGACCAACTTCTTCGATCGCGGCGTAGACGGGCACATGAGGAGCGGCAGCACCGTGCGGATCGCGGGTTGATTGCTGGTATGAGTCGCCGCCTGAGTTTGGTCGATTTGCCCATAGAGCGCTTGCTGCTCCAGAAACGGCAGAGTCGCCGTTTGCCAGGTATCCGACCAAAACTTTACGACAGGCCTTTCGGGCTGCGAAAACGTGCCGTTCCACAGAGGCGGTATTGCCCCCTTCGCGTCGTGATGCGCGTGAATCGCCAAGCCAATTTGCTTCAAATGGCTGGTGCATCGAGTTCGCCGCGAAGCTTCGCGGGCCATCTGCACCGCCGGCAACAAAAGTGCGATCAGCAGGGCGATGACAAAAATCGCCACCAGCACTTCGACGAGCGTAAATCCTCGACGCAT